CCGGCAATCAATCCACACCCCATGAATAGGGATACGGACATAAGGTGCTAACACTTGACCTAAGACAAAGAAATAGGATAGAAGACCTGCATACTCATTGAAGAAAGATACTGTGTTAAATCTCTCAATGTATTGTCGGATAAATTGACTACCCGAATAAGGGGCATTAACGAGCGTGTAGTCATTCCACTTTCGCGTAGTGCTATTACTTCTCATGTCTTCTAACACTTCACCACCTCATTAGGAAAGCCTCGTATGCCTATACAGTATATGATTCCTCATGCTCTAGTCATTTTCATTCGTTCATCTGCAACGGCTTCTTCACTATTCAAACAAAGTGAAAGTCGCTTCGCTCGGATTTTGCCCACGCCTTCGACTGTCTGCAATTCATTTTCAGGCAAACCTGCTATTTCAGCAATAGAACCAAATCTTTCAAGAAGCCTTTTTGCTATGGCTTCACTACAACCTGCGGCTCGTAGTGTATCGATTCTCTTATCCTCAGATGCCGTCTTTCGCATCAAACGATATGTCGAAGATGAGCCTAAAGTGCCGTGCTTTTGAAATCGTTTGCAAATGTATCTAGCAGCAGATGATCGATCCGAGAAAGTAATCACAGATATGTCGTAGTCTGTGGTAAATCGTGCTAAAGAACCTATGAATGAAGACCATGCTCGTTGAAAGGGTATCTTTCTGCCGCCCTTTCTAGCCTCGACTACATACTTATCCACAGTCCCCCAAACTAACAAAATCATAGTGTTGTAGTTATCATCCATGTTTTGCAATTGCCTTTCAAGATGGCCGGAATGTAAAGACCCCATGTAATCTTGAATGGATTTTGCTTCTATTCCCACGCTACTGAATGCGTAATCTGTGATTAGATTCTCTCTCACTTGATAGAACAGGTTATTTTTATCACAGTAAGATTTCACTAAGTCTTCTAATCCCGACTTCTCTCTATGATCGATAAATAGAACCTTAGTCATCCGTCAATCCCTCCGTAGCCTCTCCATACAAATGCGCTCGATTTAGTAAATCAGTTATCATTTCTCCAAATTGAACATCTGATGTTATTGCAACTACATTCTTTTCATTTTGTAGTATCTCAATGAATCCGGTTACGTTGTTAATTCTGTAACCCCACGGTAAAAATTCCATAGCATTTTTCCTTTCTTCATCGCCCATATCATCTAATGATTTCAGCAATTCCTGTGCTTTCTTTCTTCTAATTTCATCAATATCATCGTCTTTACTCATTTGCACCACCTTTTCCATCATAAAAAGGACATTTACCTACACAAAGCCCTGCGCCATACAACTTAGGACACGAAGGAGTAAGGTATTGTTTATTCATGCCGTGTATTATCATATCCCTCGTAACTTGAGGGCTATAATCCGACCATTGTAAATCTGCAATAAAGGAATGTGTTTTCTGTAATATTTCAGACGGCTTTACTTTGCTTGATGTAGCCGGTCTAGTGAATCCTCTAAAGAAATCAAGCAAATACATGAGAAGATACACTCTTGGTAAATGAGAGGGATTGCTACCCTTTACACAGGCAGCCGCCTCAAGACAAGGCAACATAGGTATTCCTTTGACATTGGATGCTGCTATCTCCACATCTGCGTCGAAAGTCATAGGGGTGTTTGCAACACTAAACGGATTACCGGGGTCGCGCTTTACAATCTCGATTGAAATACCCTTAGAACCATTCACTATCATGCCTGTTGAGGGATTCTGCGCTTTTGTGGTAATATGCCGCCATCCTTCGGATAAGTCCTCATATGATACAGGGATACTCCATAACTCGCGTTTGAAATTGTATGTGTTTGGTATTCTGATATGCCTATCCGGTCTAAAGGATACAACAGGATCAACAGTAATCAAATCGTATTGCTTTATCCATTTGTTTAGCATTGCTCGACCTGAGAATAATAAATCATTCAAATCAGATTGAGGCAATTTGTATATCTCATCTAACATAACCCATACATGATATCCGCCACCACTAAACCAAACGGCGTGTCTAATGTCGTTATCTAATAGATGCGACACCAATATGCGAGTATCCTGTGTGCATCTTTTACCGGCTTCGGCATCATCTTCTAGCCCTAGTGCTTCGTATGCTCGCCCTTTATCCAAATCAATAACAAAATGAGGGATAATAGCCGTGCTATATTCGCATCGTGTTTTGTTTGTTTTCAATTCACGAAAGCCATAAACTGTGGTTGTTAGGTTATCTTTACCATTCATTGCCTTGACGTAACGCTGCAATTCATCCATGCTTCGTATTACCTTTCTCAAACGCATATCCACTTCTCTAGGATAATCCGAGAATAAATGGCTCACTCATTCACCGCCCTTAATTCGGGTGGCTTCAATGGTTCATAGTATCGTGGGCAAAAACCCTTGACATTACACCACGGTTCGCAAATATATTTGGTAGCCCCTTCATCCTTCAAAGAAAACATTGAACCCATTTGATTTCCTGTGTAACTCTTGTGCGTTCTGACTAATTCCCTTAATTTGGAGAACATAGATGATATCTCATCCACCCTGATAGGCTCAACGCATCTGTATATGTCCTCTCCACCTGTATGATCCCAACCCCAATACTCAACAGATAAACCACCTAGAACATCATGGTCGCATTGTTTTAGCAAATACACATAGAATGCTAATTCCTCCCTCATAGATTTCCTCTTGATGGGCTTCTCGACTAAGTTACCCTTCTTATCAGGCTTTAGCCACGCACCCGTCTTCAATTCATGGACATGAGGGCGACCTTCAACATCTGCAAACAATCTATCCACAATACCCGTTAGATGCACTAGAACGCCCTCTATTTCGACTACGGCATTCAATGATACCTCATTCCCTATGGGGAGAAAACACTCGTCTTCTGCCGTCATAAATCGCTGCGCTTCTTTAGTTAGATAACGGCGGAGATGTTCTTCTTCGCCTAACTCAAATTCCATTTCCTCAGATGGGCCTTTTGGTATGTGATTGAGAAAATACTCTAGCACCTTATCATAACCATAAGAGCGCATAGACAAAGCATACGAGAGATTCATTTCCTGATAGAATTCCTCGACCGCATCATGCACATTCGTTCCACGTCGCATATCGTCATTTTCGGGTTCTTTAACACCTAATACTCGTTTAATGAAGTATTGTTGTTGGCAGAATCCATGATCGCCTAAAGACGATTTAGACACCCTTAGAATAGTATCTTTAGGCATACCGGGATGCCAACCATAGGTTGATTTCAAACCCGGTTTGTTAGGAACGTCAAAAGCCCTCACAGACCGTATTTTCATTAAATCCTCAGCAAACAAAAAGCAAAGAAAAAAGAGTAAATCCTCCATTCATAATCTCCCCCAATAGATTTCGGAGGAAATCACTCATTATTTTCTTCACCATACATTACGTTGTCTTCATGGTCTATCGAACCATCACGCAGACCCGGCCAACCATGCCATACTCCGCCGTCTTCATCACGTCGGAATAAATGCACTTTACCTGATGATTTCAGGCTAGTCCGGTTTTGAGTAACAACGGCATAGGAATTGACTATCCCTGTTAATTCGCCCCTATCATCCCGTTCTTCATCGACTTCGACGTATGCGACCTGTTGTAGCCATCCTTCGGTTGATTTCTCCCAATGTGGGTTATCTGCACCTAGAATCTCATTTCCTTGACCGTCATAACTAGCCTTCATGTGTGTTATGATATAGCAATGAATACCCCTGCGACATAACTCTTGAAGCACAGTCAATGCGCTATTGTATCGGTTCTTTCTAATGTTCCAATTGAATCGCCCAATCTTAGTAGTAGCGTCTTTACCTGCTACTGCTATACCATCCGGCCCTAACTTCAAATCATCGACCTTCATTGTTGTTTCACAAATGTTTAGCCAATGGTCTGCGCCATCGAAAACGATAGTCTTGAGATATGGCTTAGGCATTTCTCCATGTTCAGCATAATGAACCAATTGAGCGTCTGCTTGATCGACCGCCGCTAATAGGAAATCCAATGTTTTCTGATAAGTAGCGGGGAAATCATAAGGCACACGGCTAGGGTTGCTATTGAGAACCCACGGATTTAGAACCACGATGTTATCTTTGCCTTGATGATGAGCAGCCTTTGTTGTTTCTCCACCTAAGTCGAAATCAATATGCCATACCTCAGCACCATTAGCAATTTCCTCATCCGTGAGGCTATCTAATGTGATACCTGTTTTACCGCTCTTAGGCGGCCCTGCAATGCCCATTAAGACGTAACTCTTGATTGCACCTTTGCCGGCTCTAGCAGCCTTTATCTCATTAACAATAGGATTCCAACCTTTACTACCCGGACTCTCTAACTTAACCTCTTTCTTTGGAACAGGAATTGTTTGCTTAGGAATTTCCTTCTTTTCTTCGGCCTTCTTTTGGTCGGCCTCATCCAATTCACGCTGCTCGTCTATCCAATTGGTATTTTCTTCATCCACCGTTTCACCCCATACGTTCTTTGTAGCGGGTTCTGAGGGCTTAGGAGGTGCAGAAGGCGCAGGTGCGCCCCCTTCTGAATCTCCGGTCTTAGGATCCACCGGAGTCCAATTATCTAGGAATCCTGTTCCACTCATGCGTCACCCCTCCTTTCAAATTGTTCCTTGATACTCAATACATATCCTGAAATTTTACCATCTGTTTTCATCTGCCTATCGGCTTCATCATCGATTCTATCCTTGATATATTCCAATAAATTAACCAAACCCGCCATCGTATTAGCCACACTCATGCCCCCACACTCCTAAAGCCGGAAAAGTCACCTACGTCGCCTGAATCTTCGGGAACGCTGACTTCAACAATAGCCCTCAAAGGAGAAGCATACACATTTCTAGCGGAAAAAGAAAGGTCGAAATCGCCTGTGGTATTATTCTGATATTTGCGAGATTGCATGAGAACAAAGATTTGTGAGCCTTTAGCAAAGCGGGATACGTCGCCGTTCTTGACTACATTAAATGCGCCGAGATTGACTAACTTACGAGAAGCGTCACACCAAATTTTACCATCGGGGTCTTCTCGCTTTAGTGATTGGCTAGTGATAGCCATACTGTGCCTGAATCCACCGTCTGAGTATTCGTTTTCTGTTCCATCGTGATCGACATATTCTGCAACACCGCGCACTAAGAACGTCGGGCCAATTTCTCGACCTGTGTTTGTGCTTCTGCAATTATCGTCATGGTATTGATAGACTTCTGAAATATCTTTCACATAAGGTGTGAATTGCGTTAGGAATTGCTCAGGAGAAAACATTTGCTCGACACGCCCTAATACATTATCTTCAACCCACTCTAAGCCATATTGAGGGGCTATATTACCTGCTTTCAGTATCATGGTTTCGCCATCATACCATGCAGTATCAGATTCAGCCTTGAAGCAAATAGGGACATTGAGTCTTAAATCGACTGTCGCTGCATCCCATGAGCATTCTAAAGTCATCATAGGTAATGGCCCTTCTTGCAAGAATTTGCTCTTTTCATTGACTACAACCAACCATTCTCTCTTGTATGAGTATGGCTTCTTTGGCCCATTCGCACCCATAAGGGCAAACAAAACGCCTGTTTTGCCTTCAATGGCCCATTCCGGTGCTTCGTTTTCAGAACCCTGTTGAGCATATAGAATAGAATCTTGATGATCCACAACAGTCCATCGGCCATCTCTAAAGAAGGCTCGACCGACATTAACGGTGTTTTGACCTGAAATCACTCCATATCTAAGGAGGCTTGATACATCACCCGATGCGTCTATCAAAGCGGTTCTTTGATTTCTCATCAAATCTCTTTCACCTGCAAATCCAACAACCATACCAACATACTCGTCGCCTTTACCGCCGCCGCCTGAGCCGCCGCGCCTTACTGTTACAACCTCAAAAGCCGTCAATGCGAAAGCCGCATCTTCTTCATCTAAGTTAGCGAAGTCTTCTTTGGCCTCAGTC